TAGCCATACACAGATACGTAGTTGCGTATCGTAGGCAAATGAAAAGAGTAGTAGTTGCTACTCGTAGGCATATAGGAGAATACAAATGGCTTCATTAGCAGAAATCCGCGCCCGTCTTGCAGCGGCAGACAACAAGCAAGGCAACAATCAGTCATCCGGCGGTGATGGCGCAATTTACCCACATTGGAATATGAACGAAGGTGACAGCGCAGTGCTTCGCTTTCTTCCGGATGCAGATAACGGCAATACGTTCTTTTGGATGGAACGTGCAATGATCAAACTTCCATTCAATGGCATCAAAGGTCAAATGGATAGTAAAAATGTCGTAGTGCAAGTACCATGTGTTGAGATGTGGGGCGAAACTTGTCCAATTCTCACAGAAGTACGTCAGTGGTTTAAAGACAAAAGTCTCGAAGACATGGGTCGTAAGTATTGGAAAAAACGTTCATACATCATGCAAGGTTTTGTACGTGAGAATCCAATCTCAGATGACAACAGTGACAAAGCAATTCGGCGCTTTATTATTGGTCCTCAGATCTTCCAGACTATTAAATCAGCGTTGATGGATCCAGAACTAGAAGAACTTCCAACTGACTATGAGCGTGGATTGGACTTCCGTATTAGCAAAACAGCCAAAGGTGGATATGCTGACTATTCAACCAGCAAGTGGGCTCGCAAAGAAACGCCACTTACTGCAACAGAAGCTGAAGCAATTGAATCGCAAGGTTTGTATAACTTGGCTGACTTCTTACCAAAACGTCCGGATGAAACGGCTATCAAAGTAATGAAGGAAATGTTTGAAGCTAGTGTTGATGGTCAGTCGTACGATGCAGAACGTTGGGGACAATACTTCCGCCCAGCGGGTATGCAAGCACCAGCAGGAAGTGCAGCACCAGCAGCAACTCCTGCGGCAGAATCAGCATCAACTCCTGCGGCAGAATCAGCATCAACTGACAGTGGCTGGACAGATGTTGCACCAGCAGCTGAAGCTCCAGTAGCCCCAGCTCCAGCAGCCGAAGCAGCGCCTAGTAGTAAAGCAGATGATATTCTGGCTATGATTCGCAGCCGTCAAGCTTCGTAATCTAACTGCATAGTCGAGAACAGGTTTTATTCCTTTTTTCCTGTTCTCGGCACTTTCTTAAATGAAAAAAGTATGCGTAAGTAGTTATAGATTTTTTTGAGGGAAATACAGTGGCAAAACCATTTGATATAAGCAAGTTCCGTAAGGACATTACAAAAAGCATTGACGGGTTGTCAATTGGCTTTAATGATCCAACTGACTGGATCAGCACAGGCAACTATGCACTAAACTATCTTATTTCGGGGGACTTTCATAAAGGTTGTCCACTGGGTAAAGTTACAGTGTTCGCTGGAGAATCTGGCGCAGGCAAAAGTTATTTTGCTGCCGGCAATATTGTAAAACATGCACAGCAACAAGGCATTTTTGTTGTGCTTGTGGACACAGAAAACGCACTGGACGAAGCATGGCTGCAAGCACTAGGTGTTGACACTAGTGAAAGTAAATTGCTTAAACTAGCAATGAGCATGATCGACGATGTTGCAAAAACAATTTCAACATTCATGAAAGACTACAAAGCAATGCCAGACGGTGAGCGTCCTAAAGTGTTGTTTGTTATCGACTCGTTGGGCATGATGCTAACACCCACTGACGTTAACCAGTTTGAAGCTGGTGATATGAAAGGTGACTTGGGGCGTAAACCTAAGGCACTTACTGCACTTGTTCGTAATACTGTTAACATGTTTGGTAGCTACAACGTTGGCATGGTGTGTACCAATCACACATATGCATCACAAGACATGTTTGATCCAGATGATAAGATCTCAGGCGGTCAAGGCTTTATCTATGCAAGTTCAATTGTTGTTGCTATGCGCAAACTCAAGCTAAAAGAAGATGAAGATGGCAACAAGATCTCTCAAGTAAAAGGTATTCGTGCAGCATGTAAAGTTATGAAAACACGTTATGCTAAACCTTTTGAAAGTGTGCAAGTTAAGATTCCTTATGAAACAGGCATGAATCCATACAGTGGACTTGTTGACTTAGCAGAATCAACTGGCTTGCTAACCAAACAAGGCAACAGACTGCGTTTTGAAACAAGCACCGGCGAGGAAATCCTACAGTTCCGCAAGGCATGGGAACGCAACGAAGACGGGTGTTTAGATAAAGTTATGTTGGACTTTAACAAAGTAGAAGAACTAGCCGAAGTAATCGAAGATGATGAGCTAGTAGACGAAGAACTAACACAAGCAATCGAAGAGGCGCAAGTATAAAAATGGCAATGTCACCACTGGAGTTAGCTGCAATTGTTTGGAGAGATTGCAGGAGTCATTTGTTGCAAAATGCTGATATTCGCGAAGCTGCTGAAACAGTTGTAGCAACACTAATGGAAACATACGACGAATATGAAATTCGTGAAGCGTTTAAGTTTGATGGTGCTATTAAAATGGCAGTAGGAGAGTACACAGGGTCACACGACGAATCAGACATCGAAGATGACATTGATGACGATGTTATGGTTGATTTAATCAACGACGATGGTGAATTTGACTACGATGAGTATTAATAACTCGCATGTGGTATAGTCGTGTTACCCAAAATCTTGCAAATATTCCAGGGTTTATTACACACTTTGAGCAAGAAATACTTGCTGCAAAACGTGAATGCCAAGTTAGTGGTATAGTTGAAAAGAATATCAGTGCCTTGCCGGGCATCACTGAGCATCGCTTTAATCAGCTTCAAGAAATCGAAGCGGTGCTTAACTTTCTCAATATACAACTGCGTAAGATTCGACGCAAGCACTTTCAAAAATATTTAGAAAACTATGGCCGTGCATTGAGCAGTAGAGATGCTGAAAAGTATGTCGATGGCGAAGATGAAGTAATCGACTTTGAAACGTTGATCAATGAAGTTGCGCTAATGCGTAACAGGTATCTAGGAATCATGAAAGGTTTGGATACCAAGCAATGGCAAATGGGACACATTGTGCGACTTCGTACAGCTGGAATGGAAGATATTGAAATTTAATCCTGCTTAGTTATTAAGATACATACAGTATATACACAAGGATTAGAAAATGAGCTCGTTTAGCAGCATTGAGTTAAAACACAATCATTTAATCGACAATATTATGTCTTACATGACAGAGTATGATGATTTTATGGAAAGTGTAAGTAGAGTTCTTGACATTGGTTGTGATGTTGACGGAAAAACTATGACCTGGTGGGCAAATCAAGTCACCCGTGACACTCGGCAACCATTGAACATCAAATGTGTTGGTGTTAATACACATGATAAGTTAATGGCTCGCCACGAGAACGTTTCGTATCAACGTGTAGATGATATTGAAAAATTTAACAGCAGTAAAAAAACATTTGATATATTGCTATGCCACGACCAACTACAAAATTTAATAAACCCATACGAAGCATTATCTAATTGGTGGCATGTTGCCGAACAAGATGCTATGTTGATTGTAGCAGTGCCGCAAACAACCAATGTTCGATTTAATATACTTGAGTACAATGTTCATTTAGAGCAAAAGTATCATTATACCATGCCACAGTTGATATATATGCTAGCAGTTAGTGGGTGGGACTGTCGCAGTGGTTTTTTCAAAAAAGACATAAATGATCCATGGATGTATGCACTGGTGTATCGTAGCAACATTGAACCAATGGATCCCAAGACTACAAACTTGTACAAACTTGCCGGCGATACAGATTTGTTGCCAAAAAGTGCAGAGGACAGCATATCTAAGTACGGGTATCTGCGTCAACGAGATTTAATGTTACCTTGGTTAGACAAGAACAATATGTGGATGGAACAACAGTAATATGGCATTTTGATAATTGTAAGGAGAAAAAATAATGGGAGTTCGAGCCGGTAAAATATGGGGAAACACCGAACTTATTCATGCAAATGGTGTACTAGAATTTCACCGTATTGAATACAAAGCAGGATACAAATGCTCAGAACACGAACATCAGTTTAAATGGAACGGATTCTTTGTCGAATCGGGCAAGATGCTAGTGCGTGTATGGCAAGATGACCAAGGCTTAGTTGATGAGACTATCCTTGAAGCTGGAGACTTTACACAAGTAAAGCCTGGCAAGATTCACCAGTTCGAAGGACTTGAAGACGGCGTTGCATTTGAATTGTATTGGGCAGAGTTCAATCACGATGACATTGTAAGACGTACAAGTGGCACTGAAGTAACAGGAAACTAGTAAATAGGCAAGTCTATCAATGAAAACAGTATTAACAGGACACAAGGGATTTATTGGTAGTCATTATTACAACTATGTAAAAGAGACCAGTGAAGTATTTCCATATGATCAAAAAGAC